GTGGTGGCTTTTATACTAATAAAGGTGGTGGCTTGATTAGTAATAAAGGTTTTAACTCTCTTCCGAGCCACCTTTTTCGTCCTCTCCTACGGTGTACGTACCAGGCTTCAGCTGGGTGCTCGCGTCGCTCTTTGCGATGAGCGCTTTTAGCGTCATGAGATTTGCACTTGCCATTGGTTCGTCGCCGTTCTCCACCGCTGGCATATCGAAGTCGCGGCGAATTTCGTTAGGAGTGGCAATACCTGCCTGCAACTTCATCAGAGCCACCTTCGCACGGCGTTCTGGGTCCATTACCATAAGCGGGTCCTCGCAGATGTGAATGCGTCGCACGCCGTAGTCCTTCATACCGATGAGCTTGCGGGCAATCTCCTTCTCGTTGCCGTTTTTCTGTGGCAGTATGGTACGACTATGGAACTCCATCGTGGCATTCTGATAGTCGTTGTAGTGCGAGTTGGTGTCGAGCATGACCAACGGTCTCGGTGTGCCGAAAAATCTTGCCGCGTCGTCGTTAGTACCGCCCAGCTGCTCGAACATCTGCATATCCTGACTGGTCATCGACAGGTTTTTAAAGTCTTCCATTCCGTGCATCGAAACGATGTCGTGACCTGAGTAGAACATCTTTTGCATCTCCTGTGCGGTCTTCTGCACCTCGCCCTGGTTCAACAGTCCGAATGCCAGTGTGCCTTGTCCCTGCGTCGGCTGCTTCTCGCTGATGATACCCTTGATGCGACCACCCTTTGCGGCTGTCTCTAAGGATTGCTGCTTGATGGTGCGGTTCAGTGCCAGCGTCTCGTTGGCGTACTGAAGTGTAGGGATACCCCATCCGTTAGGATAGCGGAATGTGTTGGGGAAGTGCATCACCTCGGAGGATGGCACGTTGATTTTAGTCACGTAGCCATGATCGGTGAGATACACGATGCTGGCGTAGGTGGCGTTTTCGACGTTATAGCCACACTCCTTCACAAGCCACAACTGTGACGGGACCCCGAACACGTCGCGCTCGATATAGACGAAGGCGTTGCCATAGATTAGGCGGTTAATCTCCACCAGCCGCCACATGTCGGCAGCGGTCATAATAGGATTCGGTTCTTCCTGCAACAGATAGTTGATGCGCTTGCCCACGCCGCGCATATCCTGTACGAAATTGCCGCCCTCAAAGTCTTTCTTCTGATACTGCACGGGCATCACCGACATGACATCGGAGCGCAGGCGTACAGCCTGATAGACCACCGCCACGAGCAAAGCCTGTTGAGGCGACCGCGTGTAGGCTATGCGCTCCATGTAGTCGGCACCCTGCGGCTTCTGCGGTTCTGACGGCGTGGTGCTGTTGGGAACTCCTGGTGTGGGAGTCGCCTGTGTCGTCTCACGTTTGCGGAAGAAATTTGCTAAAAATCTATCCATAATTTCTACTTGCTTTTACTTTTCGTGCGTTTTCTGGTTGCAGGTTTACCAATCGTTTTAGGCTCTCCTTCTGTTTTCCATAAGGCTTCGTTCTTCTTCAGCCACTCAGCCTGTGCTTTCAGATTGTCAGGCTTCCACGATCCACCGCCGTAGTGCTCTACGAACAGCCGGATGTCAACGTGCAAGCCTTTAAGACGTGGACGCATGCGCAGTACGTCGTCAAGTAAGCAAGCGCCCGTGTCGAACCAGTTTGAACGGTCATTTATGTCGGACTTCAGCGCCCAGCATCTTTCGGGGTCGAAGTAGCGTGCACCCTCCTTGGTGAGCTTCGGCACATTCATATAACACAACATCGGCAGGATGCGTGGCACCTTGAACTTGTTGCCGTTCTGATTCTTCTGCACGTAGCCACAGAAGGAATACTGCTCTTTCCACAGCTCGGTGATGTCGCCCTTCACCAGTACGTCGCTCTCCACGAGTATAAAGCCGTCGGGCAGTAGTTCCCACAACTTCTGTACTGTCATGATGTGTTTGGCGCTGCCGAAGACGCTTCCCTCGTGTATGCCCAGCTGCTCGCAGCGGTTTGGGTACATAGATAGCATCTGGTCGAAGTCTATTACCTTGCCCTTCGTGTTGTCTATCACTTTCACACCGTTGAGCTTGTGTGTGAATGGTCGCTCACTGGAGTTGTCAAACACCACGATAGGCCACTCGCAGCCGTGCTTCCTGATTGACAGGATGCACGCCTCGGTCAGTTCCGGTGTATTGAAATGAATGATTGCGATTGTCTGTTTCATAGTTCTCTATTTTACAATTTCCGTTGCCGTAATCTGAATGGTGTTGTCCTGGTGGTCTGCGTGTAGCGACTGAATCTGGTACGTCACACCGTCGCATTGCAGGCGCGAGTCTCGCGTCACGATATTATTCCACCGCATGCGAATGAGCACTGTGTCCTGAGCATCCAGCACACCCTCATTGAGAGCTTTCTGCCCCTTTTTCCACGTCACGTCAGCGTGAACACATGCAGCAGGTTGGTAAGATGTCGTCTCACCAAATTCCGTTGCCACCTGCTTGTTCAGGATAGTCACGCGGTACTTCAGTATTCCACTTGTGTATGTCATTACTTTTCGGGGATAGGTTCGTCTTCGGGGTCCGGCTCCAGCGCTTCCAGGCTCTTCTTTTCAGCGGTCGCGGCGTTAATGTCATCGCGCCACGTCTGACGCTGTGCTATCTTGTCGGCGTATTCCGACTTGGTAGCCTTGCCTTCCGCTATCTTGGCGGCGATATAGTCAGTAGATGACAGTTTAGCCTCACGGTCGAGGATGATACTCTCTTGGGCATTGATAGCTTCGATGATTTCTGCTTGCTTCATATTCGTTTCAATTTTAAATGATACTTCCTACATAATCTCGCACGAAAAGTGTGCTCAGGTTTACTCACGACGCATTGACGGCGTGTGTCCCAATCGAGCCACTGCCACCAATCCTGTGCAATGGTTTCTTTTAGCGTCATAATGCGCTTGTAGCTGGTGCGGTTTTTCAGTAGTCCTGTGTATGAGTTTACCGTCGAAATAAAACGGTCGAGCTCTCTGTATTTCTCGACCGTTGAAAGTTGGTTGTATTCTCCTATCCTTGCTAAACATCGTGCCCACGTTGCGTCATTCAATATCACACTCCAGGGATGGATGTGGCTTCCGAGAAACTCAAGTCCTTTCCAGTGTTGCTGACAATAGAATTTCTTGTCGTTCATCTTTACGCCCTTTGCAGCCAGTCGCCTGCGGAGTTCTGGTAGCAGGCTGAGGGCGTAGTCTTTCAGTCGGTCGGGCACCACCATCACACCGTCGTCCATGAACACCGTGGTATGAATACCACAATCCTCGTTGAGCCAGATTACTTCGTCGTTGATATACAGACCCATACCTGTCTGCGATGACATACGACCTATCGGCACGCCTTGTCCGTCGGGCTTGTTAAGTATAGACTTTTCAGGCTTGATATGTCTCCAAAGGTATTTAGGAGTACGCCTTTCGTAGTGTTTAGCAGGACAACAGTGAATGGCTACCATAGCAAGCCATTTTAGGAAGGACGGCATGAAGACTCCGTACTTATCGGCTATCTCATCGTGGAAGCGGTCTATCACCCTCACAAAGCACGACTCCATATAGTCGCAGTCGGCATTCGGAAAGAAACCTTGTAAGTCCCACTTGATAATCCACACCGTTTCGGTATAACCGTTGCTCACCTCGCAGACATCTTCTATCACTTGATTGATGGCAGCCTGCGACCCCATACCCTCGCGGTTGTTGAATGTTCGTGAGTGCAATATCCGTTCAATCCAAGGTTTAAGAATGTCGCAAAGGATATGGTCGATGATACGACCGGCGAACTCCGTGGCGAATATCTCTCGCCACTTGGGTATAGAAACGAGAAAGGTGTAGTTGTGGAGTATGCGAAAAGTTCTCGCCATGAGCTCGCGCATCAAGCGAACAAGTAGCGGTGGCCAGTTCATTTCAAAAGCCATCGAATCCCTCCCGTAACGCTTGTTTTTCCTTGTGGAAAACATTACGCTGAGCAACAGCGCAAAGAACGGAACTTCAGTCATTAAAGTAAAAGCTAAATATCGGTAAAATCGCGACC